CCGCCTGCCAGTAGATTTGTTAAAGCAGTCGCCGCGGTTAATCGTGAATAGATTGCGGCATTCAACCATTTCACTTGAATAACTCCGCGAAGGCTTGTTGAAATCTCTCGGCCCAAGATTCAATAGCAGGAATTAGAAAAGGATGTGCGGCCATTCTTGAGGTACCAAATTCCTGATAGACACCATACTCTACACCGTCCTGGACTGTGAACGTCATATCATCGGTCATTTTAGATTCGGCCAGGATAGAACTGCGAAGGGCACCTGTATCTATCGGGGCATTCTGCGCGGCCTCTGACGCGATGGCTAATCCGTAAGTATTTACAATCCTTCGCGCGCCCGGTCTGATATTAGCGGTGATTCTGTCAAGGATTGAGGTGTCTAATACTGCGCCGTGTCCAGCGATTTTAGCAATTGATGCCATTATATTTCTCTCTCCACGTCAACGCGAAGAACGGCTTTCCATGATTGATCTGTGTTTACTCCGGTCACGCGATAAACATCATTACCGACTTTGATCTTATTAGCCTCATTCACGGACTGGTTATAGGCCATGGAGATCGTATATCTTGAGAAAGGTTCGATAGCTGCGCCCGAGACTGCCAAATAGCCTCGATGCCAACTATCCACTCGACAAGGAATTGCCGTGGCAATGGCCGAACCAACCGAGGTTATATTACCTTCTCCGTCCTGAGATTGAACCATCTGTAAAATGGAACAAGTATCAGGAAGTAATAAGGCAATGGCCTCACGCATCCCTGTGAGTTCACCAAGAGTCAGGCCCATTACATATCACTCCTGAACCTATCCACTGTTTGCATTGCATTACCAGACTTACCCTCAAAGATTTCGGCCATATTAATAGCGTGATCATAAACCTGCGCGCGTCTGATTGAATGATTATCAGTAGAGAAATCGAAAGAGGAAGGCGCGTAATGTGAGGCTTTCTTGCGCCAGATATTTGAAGCCGCGGCATTCATGTCGTATCGACTCGCGGTTAAATAAATCGCTGTTCCCAAAGTATCAGAGACAAAATTAACAATCCCGCGCCGGTAGTCTGCATTCCAAAGGGAAGTTCCGAGAGTGGCCCCTGTCCCGTCTTGTAAATAAAAGATAGATGTACCACCCGAAGTGTTCTCAAAGAATCCGCCGAAAGGCGAAACGTATTGAAGGAATGAATAATAAGGATATCGGATTGTGGGGGAGGGGACTGTCCCTCCTACAATAATAGGATTAGGAACCAGAGGCCCATGGACAATGTCGATTCTATTAATATCAAGCACGTCCTGAAGCGCGTTATCTGTCCAATAGACAGTTGTACCCATGGTGTAATCGGCAGTACCGGCCTCAACCATGCCACGCAGTTCTTCAAGAATAGCCGTCATTCCGCTACGGGCCATTATTTACCTTTATCCTCACGCTTGCCCTTTGCGTCCATGTCGGCCTTCTGTGGGGGAGTAGACGCGTTCCAACTTTCAGTTGCGCCATTCGTAATTTGAGATCGTAGAAATTTAATCTCTTCTGCCGCGGCAACCTCGCGCGCGGTCAGGGCGAAACGAGGATCTAGCAACTCGGTTATTAATTGTTCTTGCAGTGTCATTTCGCCTCCAATTTCGCTAAAGTTTCTTTCATCATTTCAAGTCGTTGTCCTGCGTTACCATTACCGTGATATCCAAGTACCACCGCATCAGGCACCATTGAGTAATTGATTGTTGAGTTCCAGCGATCCGAAATCGTTTGAACTACCTCGCCTTGCATTGCCAGGCGATTAAACTCGCCTTGTTCCATCCATTGAGGTTGACCGGGAAAAGAGTTAAGCCAATCCTCGCAGAACTTCTGTACACCAACATCGTTTTGTAGATAAAGCGCACCGACGTTCCAATGATTGAGTTGTGGGATTCGATGCCAGCAGGCGCCTATTCCATCAGGACAACCTTCGCGTAAATCAGTCATTAAATCTTTAATCAAAGTATCGGGGTCAAGCCACACAATATATTGATATTGCTTTTGCAGGGCCTGAAGAATAAGTTCGATCTTCACCCAGCCGCCTTGACGAACATTTGAATACTTCGGGTCAATCGTTCCAACGAATGGAAGAAAATCAAAGCCCCATTTTTCACAGTAGGCTTTGTTTCTTTCTTTTGTCAGTTCCAACATAGGTAAATAGTCACCGAGTCCGCCAACATCACCAGTCCATGCTTGTTGAATCAATATGGCGTTGTTCATCGAAGCACCTGTAAATTCTGCGCCAGGTTTGTATTGGCAGGCAATTCCTCGATCTTCTTTTGAATGTTCGCCAGGACCGGCACCCAATGCTTTTCGACAATCTTGCGAATATCGTATTTCAAGGCACCTTTGCGCGCGCGATCTGAGTAATCCTTATTGCCTTGCATTTGATAGGCCTGTTCGAGCTTATCAAAAATAGCATCCACGCGCGGCAGGAATTGATAGGTATTTTGAAGGGTGAAGAATGGAGTCGAATCCTTCTTGTCTACTTTCCAACCACTGAAGCAAAGTTCGGGCATGGTGGTCCAATCTCCGCAGATCACCGGAGTTCCACAAGCCTGCGCTTCGAGTTGCGGCATACCAAATCCCTCGCCCATACTTACAAGTAGGTGAACGTCGAAGCAATTGTAGAGTGTCACCATTGCGATTTCAGGATATCCGTTGACGTAGGAATATTGTTCTGCAAAAATAACATCCTCGCCAATTTTCAGTCCTAAAAACTGACAATAGGTTATCAAGTCAATTGATTCGCCGTTCGGTCGTGTGCCGTCCATGGTATGAAGATACAACATGGTATCGGGATGTTTATCATGCAGCTTTTTGAATGCTTCGATATTCTGATAGAACGCCTTTCGGGGGGGATAGCCTTTGTTCATCGCCACCATACCGACAATAAATTTGTCTTGCGGCATATGTGCAATTTCACGGGCTTCCTTTCTGTCCATCGGCTTAAAGACCTCGGTGTCAATTCCATAAGGGATGTAATCATAGTCAAGCCCGATCTTATCCATCTCCTTCTTGGCAAATTCTGTCCAGACGATTCTATGAAACGCCTGACGGACTTTATCAGCTACAAGAGGGGGAATAGGTTCGCTATCAATCGGGAACCAGGCTACCCATTTCTGATCAAACATCATCTGAGGTTCAACCACCCATGCATCCATATTGGAAATGATTACATCGGCTTTGAAATTATCCGCGTGCGCGCGCATAATATCCTGACCGAAAGGGTGGGCAACTACCCCATAAATGGCAACGCCATTGTATTCGATGGGCGATCCGGCGTGTCCATAAAATGCCTGAACTGCCAGGGAATGACCCAAATTTTTAAGGTGCGGAAGAATAAGTTTTAATTGACTTCCGTAGCCTGTCGTGGCCCACGGGGCGTTCGATAGAAAAGAGAGACGCATCCATTGCGCTTTCTGAAAACGGGAGGGTTTTATACCCTCCCGTTTACGTTTATTTGCCGTATTTGAATTCGATGATCACCGAGGTCACGGTATCAGTGATTCCTGTGATACCGTTGAAGCCCAACCAGGTTCCTGCGGCTTGATAAGCCGTGGTAATCGACATGGGCTTACGGACATTTGCAACAAGCGTGCCATCTGTCAGAGTTCCGATCACGGATGAAACCGCAGTACCAAGTGCAGTACCACAATTCACCAACTGACTTACAACCGTGGCCGCAGCACCAGCCACCAGCCAGGCATTAAGCAGGGTAATTCCACCGAAGCCTGATGGAACACGAAACAGAGTGCGATTCGCTGTACCAACTGCCCCGACAGGGACGGTCGTGATATTAATATCGTTATCCATTGTTCAATCTCCTTAAGAGCTCGGGGCTGTGGCATCAAAGAGCATATCCACACCAAAGAGAGGGCGCCACTTCGCAGCAGCGTAGACAGTGGACATATTCAATTCCCAACCGCGGCGAGAAGCATCGCGCTGGGGTTCCAAACGGGGAGCCCGACGAATATCCCAACCGATAGCAGCACGCGAGAACATGCCCGCGTGAGTCGTGGTCGCGGCTGTGTTTGCGATATTAGCACTCACGAAGATGCTAATACCACCAGCTTGTTTGACGAAGAAGCTGGAATTAACCGCCTCCATCAACGAATCGGCAGCATTCGTACGGCCCGAAGAAGCCACGGAAGCAGCTTTGGCAAGAGGTTGCCATTGATAGGGATGCAATACACAGGCATAGGGATAGGGAGCCTTTTGATTGCGGAGAATTGCTTCAGCCGCAAAGACATGCCCCCAAGTGATAACTGTGGTACCAGCTGCGGCACCGACGGTTCCACCGGTGAAGGATGAAAAGACACCGCAAAGATCCACGTCGATTTTGGTTCCAACCGCTTCGCCAAGGTCTTGCTGGGCATCGCTTCGGACACTGAACGGATCTGATTCGACACGGGAATCGGTTAGGAAGTATTGCGCGCCCGCCTCGGTAGGAGTCAGGGTGGCGATACTTGCTGGTGTAAAAGCTTGACCAACCAGATCATCAGTCTCTGCAATTGTATTAATGGTCGCACCGCCATATTGTGAGTTCTGACGGGGAGCCAGTCCGGTGCGTTCACCAAAGACCGTCACCAGCTGTGTCATTATATTCTGATCACGCGCAATCAATAGTGCGCCTTCAAAAATCGTGTTTACGAACGCTGAGATATCACTCTCAGGATTAAGGGAAGCCATAAGTATTTCTCCTTGTTTTTATTTGCCCCCACTATCTTTGGGGACATTCCAGATCACACCGCCACCATTAGCCTTAATTGTTTCAATATCAAACGGGTTAATCGGCTTTCCGAGAATACGTTCGCGCCTCTGGGCATCAGTCTCTGAAGTATCAGGACCTGGCGGATTGGTGGATTTCAATTTCGGAACGATCTTCAATTGCGGCATTGTCTTAAGCAGGTCGGTCGCATCAGCCATTAGTTCTTCGCGGGTTATACCTTTTAGGCGATCCGTGAAAGTAGCCGGGAGTCCGACCTCCGCTATAACGTCGCGGCGAAGGTTGTCTGCTTTTACTTTGGCGTTCTCCGCTTCCAGTTCAGCATTGGCCTTTTTCAGCCGTTCTGTCTCTGACAAATCGGCATCAGCGCGTTTCCTTTCTTCTGCCTGCAATCGTTCCAGTTCTTTTTGGTTCTTCTTCAGATCGGCATTCTCAGCGCGCTGCGCCTTGATTGTTGCCATTGCACGATCTTTGTCAAAGACTTCCTCGGCGGCCTTTTTGGCCTCTTCGTCTGCCTTTGCTTTGGCCTCGGCTGCGATCTTCGCGGCTTCATCCTCTTTCGCCTTGGCTGCTTCAGCCGCTGCGATTTCTTCAGGTGTTGCCATGTTCTCTCCAATCTTAGATATGAACAAAAAAAAGTGCGCCAGTTCCGATTAAGGTTCTGGCGCACAAGTGACGCAACGTTATATTCGATTAGCCCGAGTATAACACTATTTCATTTTGTCAAGTAATAGTTTTGTCTTTTCCGTATTCTCAGGGATATAATAAGGCATGGCATCCTTACCGTTCTCGATGATGATTTCAGACTTTGAAGCTTCGCGTTTGATAATCTTTTCGGCAAGTTCCAACATTGTTATGGGATCATCGCTTCCCACATCATACGATTCGCCACGTTCGCCATGTAGAAGAATGGCCCATATAATTCTGCCCATATCGCGCCCATGCATATAGGTTCTGATAGTATTGCCATCACCAGATATTACGAGGGGTTGATTATTTCTTGCGGCCAATGTAAAGGTGGTAAAGGCCTTAAATTTATCTAATCGACTGCCGAAGAATGTAAATAGCCGCGCAATTACAACATCCACTCCACTAGCTAGACATTCTTTCTCCCAAGCTATTTTGTCTTGGCGATATTGCGTATCGTTCTCCGAATGATAGACAATTCCTGATGAGGCATACAAGACTCTTGCGCCGCACTTCTTCGCTATATCAAGAATACGCGTGGGGGCTATAGGTGCAAGATGAATAATATATTTCCAGTCGGTATAGAGTTGGCCCTGATAATCCAAGCGCGAAAGAGGAAATACCGCAAATTCAGGCGGCGCAGTTTTGGTTATCCAGTATCCACAAAAGCCTGTGCCCCCGGTAATCATTACCTTATCCAAAGTAACTCCGAATTGTCTTGACTTGATATTCTCTCATCACATCGGTAATCCCAGGAAATACGCCAACCCATATTCCTTGTTCATGGATCTTATTCGCGCCGTCCAAATTGCCAATGACGCGATAATCATCGCCCTCGCGGAAGTTCTTATAAGCAGGCTGTCTCAGAAGGTTTCCTCCCATGATTGGGCGGTTGGCTACTCCTCGCTTATCGAGGTAGTTAGCAAGTTTATTTCTGTCAGGTGTAAGAAACGCAAAACCAAACCAGGAGGGCTGAGAGTTGGGAGCAGCATCCACAAACTCAATCGGCAACCCCTCAAGATTTTCCCTGAGATATGTCCAGTTTTCAATACGTCTCTTGATAAAACCATCCAATCTAGATAATTGAGCCAAGCCCACGGCAGCTTGTAGATCCGTCGCCTTGAGGTTGTAACCAACTCTAGAATAAGTGTATTTGTGATCATAGTCGCCTTTGAACCTCGTTCCACATGCATTATCTTCACCGGGTTCGCACCAGCAATCGCGGCCCCAGTCACGGAATGATTCGATAACTTTCTTCATTCGCGGCGAGTCTGTTAATACTGCGCCACCTTCGCCCATAGTCATATGGTGTGCAGGATAGAAGGAAACAGTCGAGGTTATACCGCACTGCCCAACCATATTCCCAAATTCAGTCGAGCCTACCGCGTCACAGCAATCCTCGATGACTGGAACTTCAGTAAATGGAATATGCATAGGATTGCCGAGAGTGTGCGCGAAGATAGCAGCGGCGGGTTTTTGTCCAAAACCAGCCATTACATCAATTGCAGAGGCATTAAGCGTCTTTGAGTTGCTATCTATAAACACGGGCTTAAGTCCAAGCTGGAAGATAGCATTAACCGTTGTTGGAAAGTTCACGGCAGTTGTAAGTACCTCACTACCTTTCGGCAACTCCAACGCGGCGAGAGCTAATAGATTTGCAGATGATCCGCTATTACAAAGGATGGCATGACGCGCGCCCATGTAATGTGCGAAGTCCTTCTCAAATCTACGCGTGTATTCGCCGCCGCCATAATGCTTGCCGACTGCGACGCGCATGACGTTGAGGGCTTCTTGCCAGCCGGTAACCTGGCCACTGATGGGGACAATCATTGAAGCCTCGCCCAATCGAACCAGCCTATATCTTCTTTATCCATCAATGCCGCAAGTTCCGGTATCTTAGGACTCATATCTTCCATATTGTCTATTACTAAATTCCCCGGATCACCTGAAGCCATTACGCGCGGGAGTTGCTGCCATTCAGGATCTACCATCACCTCTACAATTAACGGAGTCGCAGTAAAGCATTTCTGAAAATCGGATAAGTTATGTCTATCCAATTTCATATACATAAATCCATAGCAATCGGCCAGCTTCTCAATACTCGCCATCGTAAAACCCGAGGCGGGATTAGCGCCAGTTACTCGTCCGAACCTCGCCAGTTGT